CGAAGAATATAAACAGATAGTTGAGTTAATTAAATCGTTAAATCCAGAAGAGATCAACCTAGATTGGTTAGTAGAAACTACAGAGAAATTTTGTAAAGATCGTGCGATACATAACGCAGTGATGGATGGTATTCAAATACTAGAGAATAAAGATACAAGACGGACACCAGAAGCGATACCAGAAATACTAAGCGATGCATTAGGTGTGTCTTTCGATTCTCATGTTGGTCATGATTATTTAGATGATGTCGATAAAAGATTTGACTACTATCATCAAAAGTTAGAACGTATTGAATTTGATTTAGAATATTTCAATAAGATAACAAAAGGTGGTTTGCCAAACAAAACGTTGAACGTGGCACTTGCAGGCACTGGCGTTGGTAAAACAATGTTTATGACACACATGGCTGCTCATGCATTATCTGTTAATAAAAATGTTCTCTATATTACTTTAGAAATGGCAGAAGAACGTATTGCAGAACGTATCGATGCTAATCTTTTAAATATTTCTACTGATGATTTACATTCATTGAATCGTAAAATATTCTCAGACAAGATAGAAAAATTAAAACAAGCAACAACAGGTAGTTTAGTTATCAAAGAATATCCAACTGCCTCTGCTGGTTCTGGTCACTTTAAATCTTTACTCAATGAATTAGCACTAAAGAAAACATTCAAACCAGATATTGTGTTTATTGATTATATTAATATCTGTGCCAGTTCTCGTTTCAAACCTGGTGCTAATGTTAACAGTTATACTTACGTCAAGGCCATTGCCGAGGAGTTAAGAGGTTTGGCAGTCGAAAGCAACCTCCCGATTGTCACTGCAACTCAAACTACTCGAACTGGATTTGTTTCTACTGATGTAGGCCTTGAAGACACCTCTGAATCATTTGGTCTGCCTGCTACTGCTGACTTTATGTTTGCTCTCATTTCAAACGATGAGTTAGAACAGGCAGGTCAAATGATGGTTAAACAATTAAAGAATCGATATAATGATCCTACAATGAATAAAAAGTTTGTGATTGGTGTTGATCGTGCCAGAATGAAATTTTTTGATGTTGAACAATCAGCACAAAACTTAGTAAATTCTGGAATAGATGAAAACGAAGATGATGATGCTGTTGAGGCATATTTACAAAAGAACAAAGGAAATAAATATGGCAACTTCTCGTAAGAAAACAACACGAATTAAGAAACTGAAATATACTACTAAACCAGTAAAGGTAAAGAAAGATATTGTTTGGCATGTAAGAGAAAACACTAAAAAAGTTGTCGCAGTCTTTGAATTTGAAGACGATGCACAAGAATTAGCAGATTTTCAGAATAAACATCAAGTATTTAAACATAATAACGGCGTACCCGACTTCCTGTGTATTAAAGAATTATAAATATAAGCATTGACATAATATGGAAAATGTGATATATTCTACACATATGGGAGAGGTGTATGCAAAGTTTTGATCAATTTAGATCACAGTTAAATGAAGCAAGAGTAGATACAACTGCCACAGCTGCAATAACAGAGTTATTTCCAGCACTTGCATTTAACAATAATTTCAGACCATCAAATATAGAAGACTTTAAAAAGTTTCTCTATAAAATGGGTGATCTCAAAAAGAATGCCAAGAAAACATTTGTCACAGACGGTGATAGAGTAGCAGGTGTTGCTATTATCGATAAACTTGGTACCCTTCCAGAAAATCTAGTAAAAACAAAATTTGAAAATGCAATAGGCATTACAAGATATATTGAGGATCTTCACAGCACAAAACCTATTCGAAATGTATTTTGGGGTTATCGAAAGAAACCTGCAGGTGTGCCACCTAAACATGCAGGTGATATTTTTCTCATGTTTAGAAACAAAGAGATTATTGGTGTCAGTCTAAAAGCAGGAACTGCCAGTTCAAAAGAACCATTACTGAACAGTTATGTTCAAACACAATACAAAGCATTAGGTAAAGAATCAGAAATTAAAAAGTTAGAAGATGAACTATGGACTGCCGTTTATTCTAAAATACCTGGTGTAAGAGATATTGCCAAAAAGGGCGATTACATGTCTAAGAAGAATCAGATTAGAGAATTATACTTAGAATATTTTTTAGAGAATCAACAACAGGCAGATGAGTTATATAACATCATGTTAAAAGTTTGTCGTAAACAAATGTGTGCTGTTGTTAACACATTATCACTTAAAGAATTTAAACAATGGTTATTAGATCACTTTAATTTAGAAAAGAAAGGTGAAAAAGTGCCATTAGTATTAGTCAAGGCAGTTGGTATGAAAGCAGAACAAAAAGGTGATAACTTGGCTGCAATATTACCATTGATTACAAGATTTTATGCATACTTAAATAAAAGTTCTGTACAAGAATGGTTTATTGATGTAAACACACCAGAAGATAAAAAACAAATGAAAATGACAATACGTTCGGATAGTGGTGTTCGTGCAGGTAAAAAAGTTTCACTCTTAGGCAAATTAGGAAAGTTTACAATGTTAAAATTACAATATAGTGGTGTCAAATAATGGAATATTTAATCGAAGATAAAAACACACACTTAGAACATTTAGAAGATGATATTATTTTAAACGGTGCAGATGGTGGCACTAATGCATTGAATTTTTTAGAATCATTAAGAGATATGTTACAAGGTTCTTCTAACAAGAAAGTTAATCTTACTGTAAAGTGGGATGGTGCACCTGCGATTGTTGCTGGTGTCAATCCAGAAAATGGTAAGTTCTTTGTTGCAACTAAAAGTTTATTTAATGTCACACCAAAGATTAATTATACACCTGCTGATGTAATGAGAAATCATACAGGTGATGTTGCAAATATTTTAAGAGAAGCATTATTATATTTAAAACCATTAAATTTTAAAAGCATACTACAAGGTGATATGATGTTTACTACATCGATGAAAAAGACAAAGGGTATCACATCATCTTCAGGCAAAAAAGAACAAGTGATTTCATTTCAACCAAATACAATTGTTTATACTGTGCCAGAGAAAACAGGTTTAGGGCAACGTATTGCTCGTGCAAAGTTTGGCATTATATTTCATACTACATACACAGGTTCTAAAATTGCAAAACTTAAGGCAAAGTTTGGTGCTGATGTTTCAAAACTAAGACGCTCTCCTAACGTCTGGTTTGATGATGCTTCATACAAAGATGTTTCAGGCACTGCAATGATGACACTTGGTGAAGGCGAACAACTTGGTAAAATGTTGAATCAGGCAAGAGGTTCATTAAAGAAATCAACGCCAGTTCTAAACAAAATGAAAACAGACTTATCAGATTATTCTATAGGTCTAAATTTAAAAACATATTTAAATACATTTGTTAGACAGATGGCAGATATACCAAAAACAGCAAAAGCAGTATCAGGTTTTCGAAACTATTACGAAGGTAAAGTTGGTGCTGATATTGATAAAGTAAAGAAACAAGAAACAAAAGATAAATATAAGGCAATCTTAGATGAGGGTCTAAGATTTATTGAACGTGCAGGTGACCAGATTTATTTTGCAATTGCAACATATAAAACAATACAAAGAGCAAAGAAAGTGATTGTTGATAAACTGAATCAAGTAAAATCAATTGGTACTTTTGTCGTAAGTGGTAATGGATTAAAAGTCACTAACCCAGAAGGTTATGTTGTTGTAGATAGAAAAGGCACCGCAAGAAAATTAGTAGATCGATTAGAGTTTAGTGCGGCAAACTTTACTGCCGCTAAGAGATGGGATAAAGGACCAAAGAGAGTTGCATGAGTAAAACATTTAAACAATTTCTTGAAGATGTAAGAAAAATGCCAGGTGGTGGATATGGTGTTTATGCAGATAAATTTGTAAAAGGTAAACGTGTAAAAACACCAGGTGGTAAACATGCAAAAGAACTCAAAAAGGTTTATAAAAATGAAAAAGATGCTAATGATTATATGGCTGCAATAATGATAGCAAAAGGTGGTGGGTGATGATCACTTTTAAAAAGTTTGTGGACTTAAATGCACAAAAGAAGTGTCCGCCAGGATATAAATTTGATGAAAAGTTAGGCGTGTGTGTGCCAAAAGGTAGAAGAACAACATACTATCCTTATTATGGTTTAGGTTCAAAAAGTAATGGTGATTCATCCAACGGTCAAAACGGTAACGGTAACGGCAATGGCAACGGTAACGGAAATGGTAATGGCGATGGTGGCAATAGTGGTAATGGTAATGGTAATGGTGGTAATGGTAACGGAGGCAACGGCAGTTGAGTAAAACATTAAAAGAGTTTCTGGCAAAGGGTAGTAAAAGATCAAAGGTT